TTCTGCTCCGATTTGCTTGGTATCTTGCAAATCTTTCATTTCATTTCCATCTTTTTCAAAATAGATAGCTGGGAGTAATGCTGAGATGGAGTCAACAACAATTAAATCTACTCCCGCTTCCATAAGCTTTGTTGCAACATCAACCATATCATTAACAGTTTTTGCTGGTGAGTAAATAAGAGAAGATGAATCTACTCCCAAAGCCTCTGCCCATGATTGATCGTATGATGCTTCAGCATCAATCCAAGCACATGTCTTGCCTTCTTGTTGTGCCAACGCAATCATTTGCAAACAAAAAGATGACTTACCTGCTGATTTATTTCCCCAGATTAAAGCCTGACGGCCATATCCAAGTCCGCCCTTTAGGGCCATGTTGAGTCCAACACTTGGAGTTAATTGCTTTTCAACCTTAACATCAACTGCGGACTGTACTCTTTTTCTTGTTTTTGGATCCAGATTGGATAAAATTTCTTCTATGTTCATATGAACTCTTTTCTTTTCTTTAGTATAGCATTAAAATAAATTGCCGTGAAGTCTTGGACGTGCTTTATTTTTATCAATTTTAAAATCTAATACATCGTCTAAAGAATCTTCAACATACTTGTCATTTCTTAGAGCTGCATAAACATCTAACAATCTAATGATAACATCAGCAATTTCTTCTACAATTGCATGACTACCCTTATCTTTTCTAATTGCTTCTAGTACTTCTGTTACTTCAGAATGAACTAAGGCTAGTTTATTACCAACCTTATCAAATGAAATTTCTCCGTCCCAGAACCCCTTTTCAATTGCTGACTCATGGAGTGTTGCTGCAAGTGCATCCAAACCAAACTCCATGATTGTACTACTTGCTGTTGGTGTAGTCTTTTCTGTATTTGCTGGTGTTCTAAAATTATCCGTCTTAATTGTTCCCATTATCTTCTCCTAATGAAATTGTAAATGTTTGTGCATCTTCGTTATAAGATACCAATAGTCCAGTGTCATTTTGATCTGGATTTAAAACTAGTTCTGATGAAACTTCAACAGACTTAATTGTTTTTAATACTGCAACCAACATTGCTGTTGGACTAATCTGAATATCAGAATCCATTATTTATCCTCCACATAAATAGCAATACCTTTATTTTCTTTCAACCAATGGAATGTTGTCATAAGCCATTCTCTACTTTCGCAATTAGAGCATCCATCAAATGGTTGCCACGGCTCAAAATCTTCATCAACTGATTCTTCATCATATAGGCTATTAAAGCACTGCTCCATATGATAGATAAGAGTATCTTCTAGGTCTTTTGCTTCTTCTACAGTTAGTTCTACTTCTGTCATCTTATTTCCTTTACAAGTAATGTTCCATCTTCAAGCTTAGATAGAGTAATGTCACACACCATTCCCTCTCGCATTTTAGCTAATGCTAATTTATACATAGTTGGGAATGCAATTGCTCTGGTTAGTTCTCTATCTTTATTAGTTAGAACTACGTGAGCCATCATTTTGCCAGCCTTAGTTTTATAAGGTGTAAAATTAAGAACCATATATTGATCATCAGGTATATTATCATAACTTGCACGATATAGATAATCCACAAACACATCATCTGAATCTGGCTTAATGTCAGAAACCTTTACATATCTTGCAATACGGTTGTCTCCAACAAGAATGAAATACATCTGGCCAATTTCAATTTGTGTCTGCTCATTGTGGAATAGTCCAACTGAACCAGTCTCATCAACTAACTCAACTCTAGCCCATCCAGTTCCACGTTTAATACCCTTAACCATTCCAAACATAACAAATGATCCTAGATCCTCAAACTCCTCAATAGGTCTTGCCTGTGCTTTAATCCATGGTGGAAGATCTAGTAGGTTAAATTGTGGAATACCAAGATATTCATAAAAATTATCTTGTTCTAATCCTGTTCTTGGATTGTCTTTAAAAGCCGCTGCCCCAATAGAGTTGAGAGCAGAAATAGCCCTAGAGTTAATCCCGCTGCCTTTAGCAGACGCTTTCTTAGTGAAGTCTTCATAACTTAAGTATGGCCTTTCCTTTATAATCTTTGCAGAAATATTATCTGAAATATATTTAATATCTGCCAAACCAAACCGCATAGCTTGTGCTTGTAATGAGAAGTCAATCTCAGATTCATTAATGTGTGGGAGAAGAACCTTTAACCCAAGTCTCTTACTCTCAATTAGATATTCTGTTCTTGAATCAATAGACTGTTCATTCTTTAGGATTGCGAACATGAACTCTAGTGGATAATAGTGCTTAAGCCATGCCGTCCAATATGACACCATAGAATAAGCAACAGCATGTGAGCGGTTAAACGAGTACCCAGCATGTGCTTCAAAGTCATGCCATAGGTGCTCTGCTTGCTCTTTTGTAATGTGTTGAGATGCACCAGTAACAAACTGATCCTTAAACTGGTCAAACTCTTTTGCATCCTTCTTCTTACCAATAATCTTACGAACCTTATCAGCTTCAGACCATGACATGCCGCCTAAGTATACGCAAGCCTGCATAACCTGTTCCTGATATATAATTACGCCGTAAGTATTTTTTGTAAATGGTTGCATGATTGGATGAACAAACTCAATCATTTCTTTACCATTTTTACGGTTAATGTATGAGGCACCTACAGTATTCATAGCTCCTGGACGAACCAAAGCATTTGATGCTGCAAGATCTTCAAAGTTATCTACACCCATTTTAATTAAGAGGTTGGTGTATGGAGTTGCTTCCGCCTGGAAAACACCCTTGGTATAACCGTCGCTAAGATCTCTATACACCGCTCTATCGTCTAGTGGAATTTCTGAAAGCACAATATCTTTATCGTAACGGTCTTTAATTGAAGCCAATGTATCCGAAATGATTGATAGTGCCTTAAGTCCAAGTGCATCTAACTTAATCAAACCAACGTCTGCAACTTGATCCATATCGTATCCAACTACTGGGATACGACCAGAAACTTTATCTTGTGGGTCTTCACGAGTTTCAATTGGTGCGTAGTTACGTAGGTCATCCTTTGCAACAACAACACCTGCTGCGTGAACTCCAGTGCTTCGAATTCTTCCTCGCCAATTGTTGGCAAGCCATTCTACTTCTGGGTACTTGTTACGAAATTCTCTAGTGTTAGGTGAGTCAACATAATCTTCAAATGTATCTACTGACTTTAGTGCACGATTAACTTCCTGCAATGGAATCATGAATACACGAGCAGCATCACGAATTGCACCCTTATCTTTAAAGTAGGTAAAGGTTGAAATAGATGCTACGTGCTTGAACCGCTTCTTAAGATATTCTTTAACTTCCTTGCGACGACGGTCTTCAAAGTCAGTATCAATATCTGGGAAGTCATTACGCTCTGGGTTAATGAAGCGGAAGAAAAGTAGGTCGTACTTGATTGGGTCAACCTCAGTGATACCTAGGGCGTAGCAGACCAGTGAACCTGCAGCTGATCCACGTCCTGGACCTACACGAATGCCATTGTCTTTAGCCCAGTTAATCATATCTGAAACAATTAGGAAGTATGAGGCAAAATTCTTTGAGGCAATTACGCCCAATTCTTCCTCAAGCCGCTCCATATACTGGGCGTTATCAGCCTTTCCAAGGCGTTCTAGCCCCTTAAGAGCAAGTTCCTTAAGTGTGTCATCAGCATTGGTCTTTGGAACAGGCAGAAGGTCCAATCCTTGATTGAAGTCATATTCTTCCACTTGGTCAGCAATTAAGTCAGTATTGTCCAAAATGTCTGTTCTTGTAATGCCCTTGCTGGCAAAGCTAGCCGCAATTTCATCTCTACTCATAATAAACAAATCAAGATGTTCAAATGAGATGCGGCGGTCTGGCCAAAGATAATTAAATCTCTCAAACATGTCCTTCATGCCACGAGATTTTTCAAAATCAAGATCCTTATTTACCTTCGGAGAAGTAGATAGGATCAACATTGCTTCTTCTGCGGACCGCTCACTTTCTTTAGAAAAATGTGCATCAGCAGTAGCAACTGATTTAATTCCAACTTCATCTGCAAGTTGCAGTAGCTTATTATTAACTTCTACTGGATTATCAGGTTGGACCTCTACATAAAAATCTTCACCAAATGTTTGCTTAAACCACTTAAGCATCATACGTGCTTGCTGGTCATCATCTTTTTCAATTGCCTTTGAAATCAAACCATTTAGGCATCCTGAAAGAATAATAATTCCTTCTTTATTCTCTGCAAGAATCTCACGGTCAATACGTGGCTTATGATAAAAGCCTTCTGTCCATGCAAGTTCTTGGAGCTTATGGATATTATTTAATCCAGTCTGATTTTTTGCAAGCAGGATGATGTGGTTATATGCCTGAATTGTTTTGTCTGTTTTGGATGATCTATCAAATCTATCTGTTGGTGAGATATATGCTTCTACACCAAGGATTGGCTTTAACCCAAGTTCCTTGGCTGCTATTTGTAAATCTCTGTGTGAAGATAAAGTTCCATGGTCTGTAATTGCAATTGCTGTTTGTCCGTTATCTTTTGCAGCCTGCATTAATTCTTTTGGAGAGTTGTATCCATCCATTAATGAATAGTATGAGTGTACGTGTAAGTGTGTAAAATTCATTAGTACCCTCCTAGGCATTCATTTCTTGTATGATAAAGTCTAATCTTTGTCAAAGTCTTCTTGTTTGGTCCGTCTAAAGTTTCACTGCATGTCCCGCATCTGTATGTCCATGTGCCTTCAAAAAAGTTGTACTCTGCACCTCTTTTATTAGCATACTTTGCTGCTACAAAAGTTTCAAATGGATCTGGGATCTCTAAGTTAATCATTTCCGCCGTTTTCTAAATGTAAGATGGGGGTGGTTGCCCACCCCCACCGTATTACCACTCTAGGTTGCTACCTGTTGAGGAAGATGACTCTTCCTTATCGCCTTCACCAAATAGGTAGAAGGTTTCTTGGTCCGCATATGGCAGGTCACGGACTGCAGTCTTTTCAAGTTCAAAGATTTCAAGCTTAGATGAATCAAATTCAACTTCATCCTTAGCAAGTGGGATAATTGTGTAACTTGTATCTGTCTTTGTACCAGTACGCTTGATACGCCAAACAAGATTGCTGATGCTTCCCATTTCACCAGCATATTCAATTAGTGTAGGAGTAACAGTCTTTCCACTGCTTCCCTGTGAAAGAATTGCAACGTAAGGCTCTTCCTTGCCGTCATCTACAAGAACGTTGATGTAGAGACGTGAACGACCCTTCCATCCAGCCTTAAAGTCCTTACGATGTTGTTCACAACCCCAGCACTTACCCTGATCGTCAATAGAGCATAGAGCCTTGCGACGGTAATCTTTTGGATTTGTATGTTCAACAGCAATAAAGCCTAGTCCAGCTTTTTCTGTGTAATGTGGTGAGTCAGGATCTAGTTCCTGAAGAAATCTTACTTTTACGCTTTCGCCGTCTTCCAACTTTACCCAACGGCCCTTAGCTGTGTCGCCACCTGAAGACTGTGGCTTGTCCAACGTTTTGTTTAGGTCTTTTAATCCCTTAACGATACCCATATGTATCTCCTTTTGTTATGTAGTTGATGGTGTAAATCCATCTGTATTACTATTATATCATTGCCAACCAAGATATTCAATGTGTGACACTGAATTCTTTATACAGGTTTTAATTTCTTCATCAGTCATATCGCCTGCATCTTTTGCATCATGTGGGTATATCTTACCATAAGACTCTGAAGCCCACAAGACATCCTTATTTTTTAATTTATGAACAATGTTATTGCCCAATGCTCTTCCTGCTTGGTCATTATCTGTCATTATAATAAGCCTATTAAAATATTTATTCAATAGACCCAAATTGTTTGCAGAAATATGTCCGCCCAAAGTTGCTACAACATTGGGGAAGCCAGCCTGATGAACTCTCATAGCATCAAAGCTAGACTCCACAATGATACAAGTTGCACCGATACGCTTAGCACGATTAATATTAAAGAGGGTAGCATTCCTTGGAAGCCCTGGCGAGTTCTTGAACTCTTTGGCCTTGACACTTCTACCAACAATGCCAACACACATACCATCTGGACTATGAACAGGCACTGTAACCATAGATCTGTTATTAGAATAGCCAACATTAAAATACTCCAAAGTTTCATCTGTAAATCCACGAGTATACATATACTCTTTTCCCTCAGAGTATTCTTTCATTTCTGAAGAAAGTTTATCTAAAATATCTTTATCAAACTCAATGAAGTCTGGTTTATCTTCCAGAACATCTTCAAGTAAATCATCAAAATCTGCTAGCACTTCTGCTTCTTTTGCAGTAATAAATCTTAATGCCTCATAATCATTGCGGTTTGTAATACGCTTTACAAGATCATTTAAAGTTCCGCTTTCACCACATGATGGATTAAAGCAAAGCCATGCACCCTTTTCTCTACTAACGCTGCAGCTTGGGCTGTGATTATTAGAATGAAATGGGCAATACACAAGAAAGTCATTCCCAGTTTCACCAGCAATTTTTACATTGAGTGACTTAAGAATAGACTTAATGTGTGATGGCGTATAGCGGACGGCATTACTTTGCAATGTTTTCATAAATCTCTTTGATAATTCCTCGATTGATATCCCAGTCTAGGTAGAAATCAAATGCATCTCCGTGACGATTTTTACGTGACACAATTTCAATCATATTTGTATCTGTATATCTGTGAATAGCAATAGCCATATCTGCATCATACTCAATTGCTTTTGACCATGCAACTTGAGAAAGCATAGGTGGATTATCTTGATCTGAGATATCATCCATTGTTGCTGCAGTAATATCAATAACAGGAATATTATTATTCATTGCAAGCATTTTAAACTCACGTGAGATATTCATGTTACGTTCTGTAGCACCTGTGCTACGCTTTGTATCCACAAATAGCTGGTGGTAATCAAGAATAACTAGGTCTGGCTTATGCTGGTCAATTTTTGCTTGAACAGTATTAGCACTTACTTCTCCCATACCTTCATTAGATACAAGAACAAACCCATTCTTATCCGCAAAATTTTTCTTACCCCATGAATGGAAATCATCTACGTTTACATCACCTCTAGAAAAATCAGAAGCCTTAAATAAACCAGAACCCATCATAGTATAGATACGGTTACGCATATCTTCTGGTGACATTTCAAGCGAAATAATCATTGGCTTGAATCCTTGTTCCCAAGCTTTACATGCAAGGTAGGATGTAAACCATGTCTTACCACGTCCAGGCCAACCAATAGCCACGATAAGGTGTCCTGGAGCCATACCAGTTGCATAGGCTGTATCAATTGCCTTAAACCCTGTAGGAATTCCTGGACTACCGCCCATTACTGCAGAACGTGCACGAAGTTGCTCAAAGTATTTTTCTGCTGACTCAAAATCAGTTACATCAATATCACGAACATTGCTTGTAAACTTAGAAAGGCTAGCAAGATCTGATTGCATCTGTGCAATAACTCTAGAAGGAGCATCTTCTTTAAGACCTGCACCACCACGTAAAATAATTGTCTTAAGCTTATTTGCTAGGTACTCTGTTTTTAGTTGGTCTAAATAGTAACCAGTCTCTGCTTTTGGATCAACTGCCTCAAAATCTCTAAATCTTTCTTGCAGGATACCAACTTCTGGAACAGCCTTAAACTTATAGTAGTATGATTTTAAACCATCCCACACATCTTTGTGAGATGTAAAGAGTTCATCAACATTGTCAGCAAGGATTGTGCTGATATCTTTATTCTTGCAAACTGCTGATATTAGCGTTGCCTCTGTGTTCATTTAGCCGCCTCTCTCTTTCTTCCACCATTGCTTTAGTATTAGATCTTAGCATATCTCTATGTGCTTTGTCATCTTCTATATCTTTCCAAAGCTTGTCCAGCTTATCAAAATTATAAAAGAACCAATTTAATGGATGACCGTACTTAGATAGAGTAAAATAGTACTCTATAAGATCTTTTGCCCTGCTATATCCTACACTATCAATCAAATCTTGCATAGCCCATTTTTCACGAAAACGATTTAAAGTAGGCTTCTTTCCATATCTCTCTTCAAATAAAGATACGTAAAGTGTAATAAGAGCATGAGGCTCTTGATTACCTGTTTTAGTTGCCACCCTTTAATTCCTTTTCCATTTCATTAGCTTTTTCTACAAGCTTTTCTTCAACAAACTTATAGACACGATCAGTAGCAGTATCTACATTCTCACCACTTCTTACGATGTCTTCCACTCCGATACCAATTCGAACGCTCTCGTAGTTCCCCAGGTTCCGTGTGTAGTGGAGATCCACCTTCACTACTGTGCTTGATGATTCTTGGCTCATTGTTTTCCTCTTCCGTAGCAGCAAACCCCATAGGGATTCCCTTTTTAGTTCTTGGCGTTTCTGAAAGTATGCTGGCTACTTCCATCCATGCCCCTGCAATTGTAATTAACCCAGCAACATTTTTCTTTCTATTTGCATGCATAGATGCAATATCAAGGTTATATGCAATTCGTTCAAGTGCTACGCTTTCGCTTAGCTCTTCAAATTCTTCAGTCATTAGCTTTCCAAACTGGGACGAACTGCCCCTCAGATGTCTTAGTATACAATATGATGTTATGTTTTATCAAGGCCTTCAGCTCAGATTTTGTAGGAAGTTTTTCAATTTCTCTTCCTGCTGACAAAATATAATCATATAGTTCTATAATGTCATCTTCGCTAAACATATACTGAGACCATTTAAAGTTTTCTGCATTTCCAATAGGATAAACCTTTTGTGGTGCACGGACTTTCCCTTCAAGAATATAATCTTGAATTGTAACCCTGTGTTTATTCAACATTTTGCAAACTTCTGCTAACGTATATGCATTCTGTTTGTATTTTTTTACATCAGAAAATACATAAAGAACTCGTTTCTTATCTTCATAAGACCATGCAATCAAAGTGTCTTTAACTCTAGATGACTTTAAAACCTTATGAAGCTTTTGGTTTAAGTAGAAATACCGAAATTTCTCTTGTGATCTTGTTCCCTTTGATCTAGCCATCTTCCGAATGCACTCGTTTCTTTACTAATCATCCAACGTTTTCCGCACATTAGACAGTATAATTCTATATGAAGCTTTTGGGAGAACACTCTATCAACGAATACCCTTCCTCCGCATTTAATACAATTCATCATGCTGAGAACTTCTTTCCATCAACATAGCAGGTGTAGTCCTTTGCTATTTCAATAAGCTGAATATGTGGCTTTTCCCCATTCTCAATATGAGCAATAGCAAAAGCCTTTTGCCAGTTATGGTTATTAGTATACTTCATACCATCACTGTTTTCATCGCACATGTGTCCAATTTCATATCCACGAAGAGTTTCTCCCTCTCCGCCATTGCGAAGTTGGAACGTCTGATAAAAAGTACCAGCTCTATGTGAGTGACCACGAATAATAGATACTCCAAAGTTTTCTACATCCTTGCGTACTGACTCTCCAGCATTTTGAGAAATAGCATTTCCGTGATGAACGTGTATATCTCCAAAGCGGTGCTTGGGTGCATCGTTGTAGTAAATATATTCATAACCTAAAGAATCCAATGACCACAAAGCTTCTGGTGTTACGTCTGCTGCATACTCTGGAAGCTTTTTATCAAGGTATTCAAAAATACGAATATCGTGATTGCCAAGTGCTGAGAACAACTGTGCGTTAGGCATCATGTCTCTTGTCTTGGCATAAAAATCTCTTGCTGCCTTAGCTTCATGACGAATCATAGGAACAATAAGATCCTTGCTGTCATCTTTATGCAATTGCATAAACTCTGCTGAGCGGCCTTCCGTATACTTACTATAACATGCCTGATCATCTGTGTCTCCAAGGTAATCAACTACATCTGGCTTAAACCATTTCATTACCTGAAACCACAAAGAGATTGCACGGTCATCTTGATACGGGAACTGCTGGTCGGATGAAAGCATCCACTTTAAATCGTTTGACATTAATATATCTATTCTATTAGACACAAAAAGTCACGATTGTCGTGACTTGTTGTTTTGATAATTGTACTATTATTTATTGGATTGTCAAGTACTATGAGCTCTTTGCTACTGCAAAATAATGTAGCTTTACTGATGCTGGAGTGCTAATATCTTTTCCTAGGCTGCTCTTTGCTCTTGTAAGGACAACTGTTACTCCACTAGCTTTTGCTGTTCCACCCTTGATAAATGAAATAATTTCAGAATCAGTAGATGTTGTTTCAACTGTAACCTGTACTGAAGCTGGCTCTGCTGTAAGTGGTGGCTCAAATGTTATAGCAATCTCTTTATATGTTTTTGAAAGATCAACTCCACCAACGTTATGAACTCCAGCAATCATCTTTTGAGCAATAGCTTTATTTGCTAATGCACCAAATTGGTCTGGGAATGATGTTGCCTTTGCATCAATTTCATTAATTTTAGTAACTAAACTTTGCAATTGAGTTGAACTAATTGGTCCACCGTCTTGAAAAACAATATCTGCCATTAGACTTCTGTATCTCCAAATTCAATTTTTTCAAGCAACTCATTACTGTAGTCCTGAATTGCCTGAGACTTTTGTTCTTGCTGTGTCATTAATGTTGTTAACTCAGCTCTAAGAATAGCAACCTGTGTCTCATACTGTGAGACAATTTCACCAATTCTTTGTTGTAAGGCTGTGATAATTAACTCTGCCTTTTCCATTATGCTCCTGCTGTAAGATCTGCCTTTTCAGAATCCAAGAGTGTTTTCTTGGCCTGTAACTCTGTAAGTCTTTCATTAAGCTTTGATGCATATGCGGCATCTTGATCTATTGATGCAGAATATTCAATAATATCTAGCTCTACGCCATAAATAGCATATTCAATATTCTTCATGTGCTGATTAAGGATATTTAGCTTATCCTCTTTTGTTAGTAGTGTTGTCATTTGTTCCTCCTGTTATATTATAGCAAATTAACCCTATAGGGTCAATACCTTTCTTTTATACACCTGGGCTGCTTGCAGTTCCAGTTTTTGTTACCCCTAGTCCATCAGTATATACTCTTCTTGCAACTAGCCATCTTGGATTTGTTGAGGCATTTGCAACTGTTATATCAATTGTTGTAGCAGTTGTTGTTGCACTCCAGGCTCCAAATCCAGATGTACCACTTATTGAACTAATTGCATACTGGTATCCCGTAGCAGTTCCACCAGTAACTGTTCCTCCAGACAATGTCCATCTCTTATAGCTAGTTGTACCACTTCCAAAGTTTCCAACCCATGTTACTGTAGGTGCAGTTGCAGAGTTAGAGTTAGCAGTCCATTTTGCATAAAGAGTTACGTCTGCACTAAGAGTATAAGATGCTCCAGCATTATAGTTTGTTCCAGTTCCTGCCGCATTTGTATTCCAACTTGAAAATGAACAGTTAGTTCTTGTAAATCCATTGGATCTAAGAGTAACAGATCCGTTTCCAGTTGTAGCTGTAGTGCTTCCGCTAGTAGCTCCATTTCCATCATATGTAATTGTATATGATGTAAGCGAGGATGTTGTAAGGCTATAGTTAGCTTGTGCAGTATTACCAGTTGATGATGTTACAGTAACTGTGCCAGTATATGTTGTTCCTGCTGTTAGTCCAGTTTTTGAAATAGAAGTTCCAGTAGTTCCAGTTCCGCTAAATGTTCCATCTGAACTATAGCTAGACTGATTTGTTGATGTCCAATTAATTGTACCAGCAGTTTGGGTAACTCCAGTATTTGATCCCATTGTGATTGTTGGAATAACTGCTGGAGTTGCATCCGTAGTAAAAGAAGCCGATGTGGTTCCAGAAGTAAGACCATCATAGTTCAATGCTCTAAAATAATAAGTATAGGAAGTACTTGCAGTCAATGATGATAATGATAGTGGAGAGGTATATGTATTTGACCAACTAACCGCATCTGTTGAGTACTGTATCCAGTCAATAGTATTTGATCCACCAGCTGGTATTGTAAATGGAATAGAGGCTGTGGTAGAAGTTTTTGTTACTGTTCCTAGTGTTACATTTGATGGATCTGTTCCAGTAAGTGTTCTATAAACTAAACTTGTTGATGTACCTCCATCAGAATATGCAGCATTTGTAAGAGAATAGTCAGCACCTCTTGCACGTACAGAAAATCTATAATACTTATAATATGCAGCAACGTAAGTATCAGATGTGACTGTTTTATAAGTTGATCCAGCTAAAGACTGCAAGATTGTCCAAGTAGAATTATCGTTGCTTCCCTCATATTGAACTTCGTAATTAGGTCCATTTGTTGAAGCATTCCATGATACGCTTAAAGTTCTATTACCAGTTGGCTGAGAAGTATTTTGAACTGCACCAGATGGAAAACCCTTTGATCCAGAAATAGTTGTAAAAGCTGATGGTGCACTCGGTGCATCAAAAAAGTTTTGGTATGAGGTTCCAGGCTGATTTAAAGAATTATATGGAGTTATAGTTACATAATATCTAGTGCCTCCAGTTAAGCTTCCCACATTCAATGGATTTGCTGTTTGATTATTCCCAGAGGCAAATAAGGTTCCATAATATCCACCAGTGTTTACAGTATAGTTGTAATAAGAATAATTATTTACCCCATTAAAAGCTATAGATATTCCGCTTGAGTTAACTGTTGTAGTTGTAACATTTAGCATATCTGTTTGATATTGATTTTTTGCTGTTAAGATACTGTGATATCCGTCATCTGTACCTCCAAAATCTAATGGATGAGTTATAAAGTTTGCAGAAGGAATTTGTGCTTGAATTTGACCAAAACTTCCTCCAGATCCGTCCATATATATTCTAAATGTTGTATTTGTTTGAAGTACATATGGGCCTGGCAATCCAGATATTTGTGTTGATCCATTGTATAGACCAGCAGATGTAGATAAAGTTAAAGAAGACCCTTTGTTGCAGATAAGGACATCTGCATATGAAGGATTCTGACTATCAAATTTAACTTGATATCTTAATGCATATGCAGCAACTCCAACCTGATTATACTGATATCCAGAAAATTGAATATAATAATATCTGTCATCAGAATAATACCCTGTAGTTGTTTCAGCTAGATCTTTAGGATAAATCGCAAGGAGTCTTCCGCCAGATGGAGTAGTTGATGTTGTTCCATTATCAAGACCAATTTGTCCATTAGTATTTGGATATAAATAATTGCCAAATGCAAACGAATATCCCGAAGGAACATCAAATTGAACAGTTGAAGAGTATGCCTCTAAGCCATCTCCGTTTCTTGTTTTAACTCTAAATGTTAAATTGCCTGTAGGAACCAATATTCCACCTGTAGAGACATATTGTGGAGCATCTGTAACTGTCAATACATCAACCCATGTGCTTCCAGATTGATATTGAAGTGTATAGTCTAAAGAATAAGTTGCTGGATTCCAAAAAGCTCTGATGTATGCATATGAAGAGCTATATGGACTATTAAAATAAATTGATGGTGCACCAGCAGATGTTGGAACATCATATATGGGACCAATTACACTTGTTGAATTATTTGTATCTGATGTAGCTCCAGATGCAACGCCAATAGAATAAAACCTCAAGTACTTTCCAACTAAACTTACATCTGCAGAACCATCGTATGCGGTGGAAGGAATATAAAGAGTATGATCAATACCCTGATTTGACTCCGATCCAAAATAATTTGTAGTTATATAACTATAGATAACAGGAGAAAGATACCTTGACTGTAGTGCCCTCCAAGATGTGTCTGGTGCGGTTGGTGATGAGGCCCACTGCCAGCCCCAATATACTGTTGTTGCAGATGGAGTATATGTTTGTGTATTTGCAGATAACCTAAATCCAACTGTCTGATATCCATCTAGCTTAGAAATTGTAACAGGATTATTTATAACTGGTTTAGTGCTAACTGTAGTAGATGTGTAAAATGTGCTAACATTTGGACTAGAAAAAATAGCAGATTGTAATGGCGGCAAAGTATATGTGTTATTGCCAGTCATAACAACATAAATTGTGCTTCCAACATCTCCTAGTACTGGAGTATATGTATCATCTCCAGACAACTCAGTATCATTTTCTGTAACTTTATTTGTATACCAAATGGCTCTGCTTTGCAGTAAATTGCTTTTATCTGATAATGGGTATCCTCTATACCATTCTATCTTAGATTCAAACTGATCAATAGACTTATAGTATTCGTTATGCCAGGCATAATCAAACTGAATAGGGGTTCCAACTTGTGTTGCAGTTGAAGATATTCCACTTACCACACCACTAGCACCAGTCATTTTTGATGGAGCCAATTTGTGAACATAAACTGGCAAGCTATTGGCTGTACCAGTTCCATATGCATTTGTATACAATGCTCTAAAAAATAAATATAGTCCATCATAGTCAGCATTATTTTCTGATGATCCAACATAATATGTATCTGAGGTGTCTTTAATTATGTATGCGTTGGTTCCTTCTTTATTGTCAGCAGCATACCATTGATATGTTTGTGATGTAAATGGGGCATTTCCCCATGATGATGGATTTTCTCTTCCCCATAATTTAATACCAACTCTAGATTCTCCAGTTGGATCAAGTGTACTAAGAGATAAACTTGAAACAATTGTTCCAGTATATGAATCGTGTCTAATTGTAGGAGTTTCAGTTGTATATGGGACTCTACTGGAAGAATCAAACATCTTCTTCCAAACATTTCCAGTTTTAATATAGGCTTTTCTAACTGATGTCCATACTGGACCAGTTTTGACGTACATTCTTTTTATTTGAGACCACTTTGAAGATCCCTTAATATAAGATTTGCCAGCCATTTTTTAATCCGATGTACTAAAAATAATATCCCCAGACACACCTATCCAAGAATAACCTGAGCTATCATAATTATTTTGCCAATAATCACCATGCAAAATATTTTGTTCTGTATTTCCAGAGCGGAAAAAAGCTCTTCCTCTGCTAAGTGTACCAGATGCATTAATATTAAGTGTAGTAGGAATATCTACGTAACTATAATTTGGATGTTGTGTTTGTCCCAATCCTTCCATAATATATGGCTTAGATATATTAGAATGAAATATTATATGGCCATTATTAAAAATAATTGAAGATTTGTTTGTAGTTCCATATGCACCAACTTCTGTAATTCCTCCAGAACCAGTGGACATAAGTAATCTTGGTCCAGTTGAACCATCTCCATTTTTTTGAATAAGACCAATTGTTTCCGTTTGGCTTAAAGACGTTTCACCAGTTTCAATAATTCTAATTGTTTCCGTTGCATCTGCAGATCCAACTCCATCTCCAATAGTTCCATCCCAATTATATGTATAGCTTGATGAAGAAATTGATGTTCCAGCAACTGCTTTAATTTGAAATGGCTGATCATGAGTAGCATTAAATGTAAGTGTTGCCTCTGCAGTGCTGGAGTTAAATGCAAGAGATCCTCCACCAATTGAAAACTCTCCAGTATTTAAATTAATTTTTGTTGAAGGAACGTTTACCCCATTAATAGTTATATATTGTGTAGACTGAATAATACCAGTTGAAATTTTTCCGCCATCAATCTTTGTGTAATCTCCATAAAGCAGTGTATCTAGACCCTTATAGAAATTCACAAGATCAGTTAAACTTTTTGCCTGCCCATTATTAAATCCAGTTCCATCTGCGAGAGCACTAGTTAAAGTTACAATTCCGCCCACACCATTTTTTGCTGTTTGAATATCATCATATGTTGGTCCGCTTGTAATTGTAATTCCACCACGAATATTTAGGTTTGTTCCATCCCACTGCAAATAATTTCCAGTACCAGATGTTGAACCAAGGGTTAGGTGGCCAGATGAAGTTAGTTCAAAATTGCCCGAGGCAGAAGAATTCGTCTTATGAATAATTCCACTTGTTCCATCAATCTCAATATGTGAACCAGTAATAGGGCCAACGGCAAGCCTTCCATTAGTGCTATCTAATTGAAAATTATTACCGTTTGACTGAATAGATGTTTCATCAATAGTAAAACCGCCAATAGTTCCAGCAACAGATCTTATTACACCACTACTTGAAACACTAAATGGATACTTTCCATTTACGGCAGTTCCAACATTTAATGCATTCTTAAGTGTTCCTGTTGCTGCACTTATATCTCCGCTAAATGTAACATCTCCAGTTAAACCAGCACGAAGTGCTTCTGTACCATCTGACTTATAAATTGTAAGTCCTGGAAGAACGCCATTAGAAGTTGTTGTCAGTCCACTAAGAGTTACTCGTGCCCCAGTGTCTGATCCAGCTTTAAGGTATGTTGTAAATGCACCATTGCCAGCAACTAAATTTTCAATTGATATAACGCCATTTTCTAAATCTATTTTATTTGCTTTTGTTGGTCTAACTCCAACAGAATTAATTCTTTTCCATGTAGCTACATTATCTTCTTTGTATAAGGTGCCGTCTGTATTTGTAGCAATATAGTAATAAAATGTATCAAATCCGTAACCGACATTTGCACCGAGTGGGATGTTTGCACTATTGACTGCATTATTAACAGATAGTTGAGCTACTGGAACCCCTGGTTCAGAAGTTACAGACTCTCCTAGATTTGTAGTTGAAGCATTAACAACAATTGATTGAAAGCCTTTAAATGATCCAGAGCTATATGTTCCATTCCAGTTTACTTGAACTCCAAAAGGAATTGATACTACGCTTAATCCAGTAGGTAATGTTGGGGTTTCTACAACCTGACCAATTCCCTGTACATTAATTGTTCTAGTCACGCTAAATAAAGATGATGTTGTTCCATCTGAACGGACTGCTTTTAATTTTACAATGTATGTTCCTGATGGAGCCGCAATTGTTTTTGTTCCCGCAGATGTAAATGAATCTGCTGGCTTTGTTCCATCAAATGGTGCACCGCTAATATAAACATCAACTCTTGCAATGTCAGAAAGAGTTGATCCTCCAGCTGTTCCAGACCACGTTACCTTAATGTATCCTGGCCCACCTATAACATCATTTACTCCAAGGTCTGGCTGTCCTGGTGTTGTAATTAAACTCGATAAAGCATCTCTTGTTGCTGACCAGTCGCTTTTTGTTCCGTCAGCAAAAACCCACTGAAACTGTATCCCATAATGTGTGTCAGGATTTAAACCTTTTACTGTAACATCATAATAATTTTTATCTGATGGATCTGGATATCCAGTAAAGGTTAAATCAGCGGGTACAGTTAAGTTTGCCATTAAAAGTTAAGTGCCAATCTATACTCTATATCAACAGGTCTTCCAGCTAACTTTATAAGTGGTGAAGGAAGAACAGAACGAGCAATGATTCCATATCTAGGGTCAAAGGTATCCTCGTCATTAATTCTTAATCCGTCAAGGTACACTACTGTGTCGCCTGAAGATTTCGCTGTAACCTCTACTCCAACTTTAACAATTGAAGTTGAATCTGGAGTACCACTTATTGCTAATGTAGATAATGCTGCTTCCTTTATTGATTCTCCAGTTGAAGAAAAACCGCTAAAAGTTGTATATAGATAATCTGTATCAGAGCTATAAAATTTTACCTTTATAGATGATAAGTTTGTATCTGCCTGATTATACGCCAATGTGATTGTGTCGTTAGAGCTATAACCAGCCAAATTAAATGTATCAACTTTTGAAACAAATTCTTTTGATGAGCTTGCTAATGATTGTACTTTAAACATTGTTGATCCAACTCTTGGTGTTGGAGTAGAAACTAATTCAGGATTATATAAATTTTCATCAAACCAAAGCATGTTGTTTTCAAAGTCAGTTATGAACTTGCTGTCTGTAGCATTCAAGGATCCCCTGCTTGTTGGATAAAGACCAACCTCTTTAATTACTCCAGCAACATCTTGAGGAATTGTTGTTTTATAAACAACAGCATATGTACTTACGCCTAGTTCATCTGTTTGAATATCAATTGTTCCTAATGAAATTGGAAAACGATAAAATTCAAATCCTAGTCTTGTATCATTACCGTTTGAATCTACAGCAGTTGAATCAATGCCAAACGCCATCTCTTGTGCTGGGAATACTGTTCCGCCAGCCAAATAAGATGTTATAAATCTTTTTCCAAATTTAGTAATCATTGTTTAGGTACCAACGCATTCAATCCAATCACTTGCCTTCCAGTAGAGTTATGAACTCTAAATGTAATATTAACTTTTGGTGGAACAACACTAAAGTCAACCTCTTGCTTTAAAATCTGTATATCAGATAAATCTGGCGGAAAGCCTCTTACCGATATGGTATAGCTTGCTTGGCCTTCATCTGCTACTGGCTGAAGTACCCATGTTGGATCTGGCTTTGGATCTGAAGAACCTGGATCTACTGGACTACCTGGTGTATCAGAAGGATCACCAGAACTTCCACCAAAATCTCCTCCAGCCAAATATGCTTGAGCATATTTACTTGCGACATCTCCACCAACAATTCTAACAAATGCTGGATCTAAATCAACAAGTTCGGGTGAGCCAGCAACCAAAAATATGGGAGCATTTTTAGCCACTTGATTACTGGAAATTTTAATTGGCTTAGTCATATTTTTATTATACCATTTAGCTATATATAGATCTAGCCGTAATAGTGGTAGTTAGCCCATCCTTCCATGATTGAGTTACATTTGTTACTACAAATTTTTGAGCAGTAGATAGATCATTGTATGGATAATCAACAACAATAATATCGCAAACAGACACTAAAGGTTGCCCAAAAGTATTTATTTCAATTGTTCTTTGTTTATTCTTCCATTGCTTTTTGATCCAGTCGGACAAATTCTTTGCATCAGACTCTCTTTGAATCCATTGAGAGTCAAATGTGACTGGCTCCTGTGGGGAGTATTTATCAATTTCTGTGTCCATATATTCAATTGGACTACTCTTACTAATTGTTGGACCAATGATGGCAAACGATGTCATGGCACCGTCACTTAAAGGAACATAAGTTCCAGTATTATTTAAAACATAAGCCTCTCCAGTAAATACTCCAAGCTTGTGCCCTAGGACTGACACGGCTTGATTTAAACCAGTAGTTATATATTTTGGAATAGCTGGAGATGAATCGTACCTTGTTTTAATATTTCTAATTTCTCTTGCAACTGGACCAAACTCATCTATATACTTTGATGCTGTTGCAGAATCTGTTTGTTGCAATCCACTAACAAACATATCTCCATACGCCATATCAATTCCAGCTGAAGCAAAGTTTTGCTTATATATGTTGTAAAGTGTGGCTGAATCATGTTGTGCACTTGTTATAGGCATTGCATATGCATAATCAAATGCTACCGTTCCAACGTTTGCATATAAAGCTATGACGTTAGTCTTTGACAATCTTTCAACAGAAACTCCATCTATATTTTTTGTTATATCTGTAGCTGTTATTTTAAAACCATTAATATATGCAGTAATACTTGTTTTTGTTTCTCCGTACTTTACAAATACGTCAATCTTATATGAAGATCCATTATAAATTCCACGTAACTTTGCTGCATCGCTTACAGATTGAGAGTCTTGAAGCACATATTTTTTGCCATTTATAACCTTATAAAAATTAAATGAATTCCCACCTTGAGCTGCTGCCGTTGAAGTTGTGGCAATTGAAACATAATATCCCGTTGCACCATTTATAGTGCCAGCTGAATTTGGACGTGTATCTGGAGCCAAGAAAAATCCAAAGCCGCCTGCTTGCTTGGTATCGTTTACTGTTGCCTTAAAAAACATTGTTGTGCCAAAAGCAAAGTATGAGTTAGTTGTGGAAATTCCTGTACCCTTAACAATTACTGAGTTTGTGCTTGCACTAGAGTCAGTATTAATTGTAAGCAAGGATTTAGAAACATTAAATTCTTTTGCAACTGTATATGATACTTTTTCAGTACCATCATATGTTCCAGTTGAAGTTGCAGTTCTTGCAGCAATTTCTGCTGGAGTAGGAACATCTATTAGCATGCTTCCAACGTATTGAAGTACCATTATTTCCAAACCACCCCTTGATATCCATTCCAACCAAGTGCTGAGTTCTTGGGATCAACAAAGTGATCAGCAATCTTTGTGCCAAATGCACCTCTGGTTTTGATTCTATATCTGCCTGTTGGAATAAATGTTGTCTTATAAGAATCATTTCCTAGATTGCTTATAATTCTTGCCTTACCTTTATTTTTTAATAAGTCAGATTCCCCAGTAATGTCAACAATAACATCCTGTGCAGAATCAATATCTACGTACTGATACTCTATTGCATCGTACTCAATAATTTCAGATCCAATTAAGAAATGCCCACTGAAGCTATAAACTACCTGTTCTGCTGAAAGATCATTTACTGTGATAGGATTTAGTTTCATATAAACTTTTGTATTATCTGTTGGCAATGTAGTTGCTGGCAAGTCTGACGCTAGAGCTGCAGCCGCTAGATATGAATCTCCAGATGTCCATAAAGGTGCACTATTCTGATCATATGCTGAAGATACAACTGTGTAGTAAATAACCTTAACTTGATTTGCGGATGGTAAATCTTTTTTGTTTAAAGAAACTATATTTGCCAAATCTGTTCCAGAGTTTGCATTTCTAAATGTATGATTAATGGTTCTTGAACTATCGTAGATATAATCTCTTGTGTAAAACTGCATAACGTTATTTTCATCTACTACCGCACTCATTTGAGAGTCACGACATAAAGACTGCAGGTTATCCCAAACAGTGGCTGTACTATCTGACCACCAGTAATTTGGAGATATAATTGAGTTGTCTGATGTATTGTAATTAAAATTGTAGTTAGTATATCCAACTGAATCAAGCAGTCTTCTAATAATAGCTACTGAAGAAAATGATTCACACATGATATCTGGAGCCAAGGTTTCCTGCAAAATCTTGGCCGAGTCCAATCCAAATAAGTTTACGTCTCCAAACTCATTAATGTCCCAATTGTCTAGATAAAATGTTCCTTGGTTAATCCTATAGTATTTTCCTTTTGAATCAACCTTAACATCTGCATCTGCACCATTTGGATCATAAAGTTTTAAATACACATTGATCTGTGCCTGCTTATATAGATACATCTTTGATATATCTATTGTTGTGGCCTTAGTATATGTTTGAAAAAACATTGCTGAAGAATCATATTTATTCAAAGACATGTTCATAGAATTTGCTGTAATATTTCCAATTGGAACTAAAGACTCTGTGCTTGCTGATGACTCTTTTCTAATATCAAAATCTACAATGTAGTCTGTTAAATCTCTTACCCAGTGTGGTGCAAATTCAATAACTCCAATATACCCGCCTGGGTTTGTTGCAGTCAAAGCTGTGGTTGTAAAAGATTTATATGAATTCAAATTAAGGTCTGATGCGTTTTTAGACCAAGCTGTGCCATTCCAGTAAAGAGTCAATGTGCCAGCATCATAGTTTGTAGAGTTAAAGCTTTTAATATCTGCAGAAGTTCCAGATATGTTAGCGTCTCCAATAGTTACTGTCCATGCGGATGGCATTGCGTGAGCAATTTCAAATGTTACATTTACTTTATTTGCATAAACTGTTTTTGGATAGGTTATATTAATACTTGCATTTGTATCTTTTGGAGTAACCCAATACTTATAGTATGTATCTGATCCAGCATAGTATGTTCTATATTTAGTTGTTGTTGTTTGTCCAGAAGGCTTAAAAGTAACTGTTGATGGATCTCCATATGTTTGATTCCCAACGTCTCCAGAAATCCCGTATTTAATTCCAGCAGAAACAGGTCTTAATGGTTTAATTATAGTATCAAGAGGGAAAAGCTTTTTGAATGGCTGTCTTCCATCTATAACCTTATATTCATTTCCAGTAATTGCTGTGCTTGTAAAATCAACCATTGAATTGACATTGATGTCTATTGTAGCCCCAACGCCCATGCTCAATGTTGTGCTTTTAGATATTAAATCTTTAGCTGAATTTGGAACAACGATCATTAGACTTCTTCCAGTGATATAGTAACGTCCCAAAATTCTTGGGCTGTATCAGTTGACTTTGCTTTTACATTTCTTTTAACAATTGTAAAATTAGCACTTTGGAAAGATACGACTATATTGTCTTCTGTGGCTACTCCATTATATGATAGTTTAAGCTTAAATGAATTTTTGCCTTTAGATCCAAGGTAAAAATCTCTCATGTCTTTTGCACCCCAACCGCCATCTACAGTCATTGTAGATGAAGATGGAAGCATAGTCCAAGATGTATTAAATGTTTTCTTATCTGCAATATGCAGCTTTCTCAAAGTTCCATTGGACATTCTTTGAGTTTGTTCAATTCTATTTATATCTAAAGAAATAGGAGATCTATTATGCTCTGTTAATTTTTGCCATGTTGGAGTATCTGTTGTTGATGTATCAACAAACAGTGCTGAGCCTACTGGTAAATATACTGTACTCATTAGAAGTTTCTCTGCCTTCCAGCCATAGATTCTCTGATTGACATTTCTCTTGAAATTGCCTTGGCTACATCTTCTGGGCTTAAATTAGAACCATTTAGCGTAACGTTAATATTATACTCTGCTCCGCCAGATTTTGCTAGTCCTCCATCAGCAAACTTTAATCTTCCTCCAGAAGTCATTCTTGGCATATCATATCTGGCAACAAGTCCGCCTGAAGCCATTCTATTTAAATTATCAAGAGCTGGTACGCCAATTGATTTCACAGAGCTTGCTTTGATTACATACTCTCCATTTGAAAGCATTGTAGGAATAGAATCTGATGTTCCAGTTCCTGGACCACGAATTATTCCACCCTCTGCTTTGTTAGCCATATCAATTTCAACAATTTGCATTCCATATGTGCTGTTAAACATTGATCCTTCTTTAACTCCATATGTATGTCCATTGACTGTAAATCTATCGCCAATCTTAAAATTCTTTCCTTTATTTTGTGATAAGAGTGAGTCTCTAACTTCAGCCTTTATTGTTCCGCCCTTATCAAACATTCCCTTAGTTCCTTCAGCAGGAAGTGTGTATGATTGTTTCTTGAATAATGCAGAAGCTGAGTATTCTGTTCCACGTGCCTTTGCTTCTTTGTCTAATACAGCTTTAGCATTCAGATAGACTGTATTTGCAGATATTCCAGCTTCAAGACCCTTACGTGCAGAATTTAAATATTCTTCTGCCATTTCTGCTGGAGTTTTCTTTGCTGTATATGTTCCTCCAGTTGGAGACGTAACAGTTTTGGTTCCTGAAACTCCTGGAGTTTCAAATTTGCCATCTGCAATTGCTTTAGCTAAAGTAGCAATGTCGTCTTTATAAGCCTGACTCTTCTTATATTTATCGCCTTGTTCATTAAGACCCTTTTCAAGTCTTGTAAATGCATCTGTAACTGCTGAAGCTTTTCCTTCAAGATCTGCAATCTCTTTTGTTGTTTTTCCAAGAGCATCTCCAGCTAGGGTGGCTGCGTTTGCAAGCTTATCCTGTGCAGCATTTAGTACATCTAATTGTGCTTGAAGCGGTGCTACATCTTTTTGTCTCTTTGTTTCAATTGCATCTGTAGCATTTGTTAGTTGTTGCTGCTTTTGTAATCTTTCAACTTCTAATTGAGCTTGAGCTGCAGCCTCCATATTGCCAGTTGCAATAGCATTTTGATATTCAAGTTTCTTTTGCTGAATTTGAAGAACAATATCTTCTTTTGCAGCTTGAGACTCTAAAGCTTTCTTTTCTGCTTCTGCCTTTTTATTAATCTTATCTATTTGATCATTAAGGCTCTTCATTTGTGCCTTAGCATCAATTTGTTGCTTAGCAGATTGACCTTGAGCTTGTCTTTCTAGTCTTGCCTTAGTTGCATAAAGTTCTTTTAGTCTTGCGTTAGTTTTATTAAGCATTCCGCCTGATGCACCAAGACCAGCGATAACAGATTTTTCAATTGCTGTATCCATTGTTTGTAATGCAATTGCTGCCTTGCCAGTCATATTTACAAGTTCAACACTTGAGCCACTTATAAGAAGCTTATACTTAGCCCATGCAGATCTAATGTCATCTGAAGTATTAAGAATTTTAGCCAGTTCTGGATTCTCATTTTTAAGATTATTAATCATATCTTGAGAAAGCTTTACTTGCTTTCCAGCACCCTTATTGATTGCTTCAAACTGCACTGCTACTGCATCTACTGGCTTATTTAACTTCTTTGCATTTGCTTCAATATCTAGGATTGCCGCATCAATTCCTTGAAGTGCTGTCATAAATGCTTGTGTTTGAGCCTTACCATTAGAAAGCTTTGTTGATGCTGCAAATGTTTTTACAGTTTGAACAGATGCTGTTTGTGCATCTTTCACTCCAGCAAAGTCCTTTGATCCGATTGCTGATCCTGCCATTCCAGCTTTATTAGAAGCAGCAATCAAAGCGTACACCATCTTTGTTGCTTCGTCTGCTGATTTTCCAGCTGAAATAAATTGTGCCTTAAGTTGAACAGCAACCGCACCAACATCTTTTGTCTTTGTTATATCAATCATCTTGATATAATCTGGCATTGTGCTCTTTACTGTTTCTTTAAGTTTCTTATACTCTTCAATTGTAATCTTAAGTGGAGTATTAGATTGTGTCATAGATTCATAGATGAGATGGTTTTTCTCTCTCATTAACTTTGCATTAGCAATAGCGTCTTTCATTTTACCGTTAAAGTCTGTATATCTTAGTCCAGCTTTTTTAGCAGCATCTGCTGTTAATCCATAGCTAAGTGCTTGAAGTCTTAATGATTCTTGATGTTTTTTGTACATACTGTAAGCAGTCATTCCAACTGTTACAAGTGTGCCAAGACCTAAACTAAATCTACTTAAACCTAGAATACTTTTTGCAAATAAGCTTGGGAATGCTGATGTAACTCTAGAAAACATGCCAGCAACTCTTCCTGCTTTAGCACCTTCTTTAGAAAACATTGAGAATCCCATACCAAATCCAAACAAGCTTGAAGCAGTTGAAACTGCTGTTCCAAGTGGTCCGCCAATTGTATCTCCAAGTTTTTGTCCAGCCATAGAAACACCCATTGCTCCAACGGCTTTTCCTACTCCTACTACACCAAGCTTAAATCCTGGGAGCTGTCCTTTATTCATTGCTTCAATTACTGGAGCATATCTTGCAGTAGCCTGTTTTGTTACAACAGACTCTCCTGGCTCAAGCATTGCTGGAATAATGTCTCCGCCACCATAACCTGGAAGTCTTGTAACTCCACCAGCATATCTTCCAATCTTTCTTCCATAACCAGACATATTAGTTGTATGCAAGAATATACTGTTATCAGACTTTGATCCCTTAAACTCTTTACCAGAAATAGTAATCTTTTCACCATTGTGATCAAGAACAACATTCTTCCAGTTTGTACTTCTTCTTCCAATACTTGTTCTTGCTGGAGCTTGTCTTGAGAACTGCTTCCAAAGATTTAATACCTCTGGTCTGTTTGCAAATGTCTGACCAATGAGTTTATTAGAAACTGCTGCATATGGGTTTGTTGCATCTCCAATAAATTTTTGTCCAGAAATTCTTGTAAGATATGCATCTGACAAATCATTGAGAAGGTATGCCTCTTCTTGTGGAGTGATAAAACCATTTCTACTTAAAGCAGAAATAAATGAATCTGTGCCGCCTGCTACTCTTCCTCTTCCTGCCAACATTAATGATCTTACGTAATCACCAATTGGCATCTTGCCAGTTCTAAGCAAGAGATTTATTGAATCTGCAGTTTGTCCAGGAAGAGTTTTACCAAATACACCAAAAGCTGATTTAAACTTATATGCCTTTTGACCAGCTCTTGATCCGACCAAACCTAATGCTCTTGCTGCTTTTAGACCAAGTGTAAGTCCAGCACCAACAACTCCTCCTGCATAATGTTGAATTCCGCCAATTCCAGTGACACCATTTTGAAGCTTAATTCTTCTAATACCAACCTTAAGTGCACTTGAAATCTTTGATGTCAATCCACCAATTCTTCCTGCACCTGTTCTGGTAACACTTCTCATATTATAATCTTGATTCTTCATTGCTGCTGTTCCAGTAGCAACCTGTGTATTTGTACCTGGAACCATTGTCATTCTTTCAAGTGGTACTCCAGATGCAATTGAAAGTGCATTCATTCTTTCAATCATTCTTGCATTAATTGCTTGTAATGCTCTTTGAGATTCTTCGACAGTTAAAATTCCAGCTTCTGCGGAACGAGCAACACGCAAAGATGATTCGGCTGCAGTTGCTGCAATCTTTTGCATCTTAGGTAGAATTAAATTAAAGTCAGCCATAAATTCTGCTGGAAGTTGACCAGTTGAATCTAATACTCTCTCAACTTCAGCCATTTGAGTTTTTGTTCTCATAGCCATTGTTGTCATCATGGTATTCCATTTAGCTGCTTCAACTGCATTGACTCCAGTTGTTGCACCATTAATAGTTGTTAGCCCAGGTACCTTTGGAACTCCAGTTCCTGGCATAACCATCATTTGTGGATTTTCACCAATCTTCTTATTTGTTGTTGGATCCAATGGAACTGATGTATGAAATGTTTGCTTTAGTCTATCTTCTTCGGACAGTCTAGCTTGTGGATTATAGTGTGCAAAATCTAAACCATTAATAGGGATTGTTCCGCCATGTGTTGCATTACTAATATCTTGAACAATTGGTCTTGCTGTAATTGTATTTGATGCCGCCATCTCAGCAATTTGACGCATCTCAAGCTTTAATGCTGTGAGTGCATTCTTAAGAACCATAGCCGCTTCTGCATCTGAGTAGAATGTTTTTTCCATAATCAATGCTGCTTCATCTGCAGCAACAATTTCTGGAGTTAATAATTTAAACTTATCTGCATGGCTGAAGAAAGCTCTGATACCAGCAAAGCCTTTCATTACATATCCTAGGAAGTTTGAAAATACACCAGTAAGCATAATGATAGGCCCTGCTACTGCTGTAAGTCCTGCCAATAATGTAACAAACTTCTTTACTGGACCTGGAAGTGCATTAAATGCTTTTAAAATTCCATCTGCAATTGTTAATAGGTTTGCAGATACACCTAAGAATCCTGATCCCACTGTTGCGAGATCTGCCTTCAATGATTCAAGTGCTCTCTTGTACTTACCAGAAGCAGACTCTGTTTGCTGTGCTAATTCTCGTGATGCCACGTTTGCAAGTTCTTCTGTTGATGCTTTCATCAAATCCAACACTTGTAGTGTTTGAGATCCTTGCTTTCCAAGGTTATCAAACAAGGCACCCATTCTTGCAAACTGATACTTTCCAAATAATGTTTCTAGGGCCTGTTGTTTTTGAAGTGGATTTAGTTTATCTAAAGCATTTTGTAATGCTAAAATTGTTGCTGTTACGTCTCCAGCGTTATTGTTAACTATTGAACCAAGATCAATTCCAAATGAACTAAACAAATTCTTTGCATTCTTTGTTGGATTGATAAGAGATCCAAGTGCTGACTTTAATCCGTTTGCAGCAGAAGCGGCATCAACACCACCTTCTTTCATTGCTACCATCATTAAGGCTAGGTCTTTTACATCTCCGCCAAGACCCTTTACAACTGGACCAGCCTTTGGAATTGCATTTACAAGATCTTGTAGGGTTGTTGATGTTTGGTTTTCAACTGCGTTAAGGAAGTCAATTGATTGACCCAATTCTGTTGTATTTTGCTTAAATGCATTTTGAATTGCAAGCGTTGCTTTCATGGCATCTTGACGATCAACTTCACCAAGTACTGAGAGTCTTGTAGTTTCCTTAAGTGATCCTAGAAGTTCATTCCCTTGCTTACCAGTTGCAGCAATATCAGCAGCTAAAGCAATTGTTTCTTTAAAGTTAACTCCATAAGCACCAGAAAGTTCTTTTGCTGTTCTAACTGTATCAGCTCTTACTTTACCAAGTTCTGCCTGAGAAGTTTGAGCGAGGCCGCCATAAACTTTTGTAAGTCTTACAAGTTCTGCGTCAACCTGCAAAAATGCTTGTGAAGCTGCTTGACCAAATGCGGCCATTGGAACTGTTAAACCTACTGTTAATTGGCGGCCTGCCCACTGTGTATTCTTTCCCCAGTTAATAAGCTGGGTGGCCCCGTCAGACATAACCTTATTAAGGATAGACATTTCTTGTTTTGCAATTTTTGTTTTATTTGCAAGCTCATCAATTCCTGTTGGAACATGAACGTTGAATTGCATTTGACCTTGAGAGTTTCTTCCCATAGGCTGAATAATTGCATTTTGTAGTGCTGCTTGTTGCTTAGCAAGATCTTTAATTAATCCCGCACCTTGGCGATGATATTGTTGCCAAGAATTATAATAGTCTCTAAGTTTTAGCTTTCCAGTATCTAAAGCTTTACCAAACTTTTCTGTATCACTAGCAAGAGTTACAAAGTGAGTACTGAATTGATTGCTGTTTTTAAGTGTATTTGCAAAAGCATTATTACTAGCATTGATCTGTTGACTCAGAGCAACATTGGATGCACCGATCTTTTGCTGTAATAATGTAAGTTGTGATACCGCTTGGTGAATCTGACCAATCAAACTTGAAAAGTCAGCACTAGCGGTGATCTGAGTATTAATATTTTCTGTCATTTTTTATTCTTCGGAATAACCTAAACCTTCGTTTATTCCAAAACCTTTTGCTGCGGCTGCGGAGCCCTGAAGACCAATGATGTCATTTGGCAATCCATTGATACCTAATGCTCTCATTCGAATCTCTTCGAAAGATGAGGTTTCATTATCGGCAACTTCTTCCTCCCCTAGATCAACTCCTTGCAATGAAGCTAGGAATTTTCTGTTATCATCTTCTCTTTTACTAATACTTTTCAGTACTTGTATAAGCTCTGGCATTGATAAGTTTTCTTCAAGTTCATCGAAGTTCCTCCAATGACCTAAAAGAAAAGCTTGTCCTTCTAAGGCGGCTAAATCTAGTTCTGACCAGCTAGAACTGTTGCCGCCAGTTGGTTTGGGTCTGACATGTTGATTCCGCCACAGACTTCTAGGATTCTGTTGATTGTAGGAACATCAAGTGCATCTTCAAATGCATCTCTATCTGCAACCAAATCTGGTAGTTGCTTCTCTAATGCTACACCACAAGCATCAATCAAAATATTTAGAGTATCATCTTCTGTTGATACTTCTGCTGTCTTTGCAATGACAACCATGAACTTTCTAAGTTCCTTAATTGATAAAGGCTTAAGCTTTACCTTATTTCCATTTTGTAATTCAATCTCTTCTACACTATATACTGTAGTAGCCAATTTATTCCTCTTTCTAATTATTTTAATTATATCAAAAGTGTATTGATAAACCAAATGCAGAGACCCCCAGAGTCTGGGGGCCACTGCCTATATTAAGTTGTTATTAAATTGTTAATTATGCTTCGATTAGACGGTCAATAATCTTACCGTATTCTGCTCCTGCATATGCTGCATCTGGGAGAAGACGGAAGGTTACTGGGAATACTGTTGCATTGTTACGTGCTAATGTAAATTGTGACTGTTGTACAGAAAGTACACGACGTGCATAATATACTCTTTCACGCTTCTTGTTAGCTGCTGAACGTGGTGCAAGACCGACAGCGATAAGCTGACGCTCTGTAGGCTCCTGTCCAAGTGCTCCAGCTTCTAGACCAAGTGCATCGTTTGACAATGTGCTTGCTCCTTGTCCGAAAACCTTAAGAACGTTCTCAAGTGTTGCTTCGGTGAATTCTGTTGCTAACATAACTTCCATAGACTCCTTGAACAACTTAGCTGTATCAAGAAGCTGATCTACTGTTACTGAACCGTATGTTGGGTTGTAAGTAATCTGAAGACCGTTGTTTGTGTAACCAACGTTTGCGTAATTTGTACCAAGGGTACCCTTAAGCTCACGAGTATCTGCATCATAGATTGATGTATTTGCTGTTACGTTTGAACCTTCTGGAAGGACGGTTGCGTATGAAGATTCTGTTGAATCCTTCTTTGACAAGAACAGTGGTGCTGCTCCGACAATAATATTTTTTGCTTCAAATGCCATTTATTTCCACCTCCTGGAATAACTCTTGCTTTTTTAGTGGCTGCTGGCTAGGCTCTTTCCTCAACTCCAATTTTACAGTTGATTAGTTCATAAAGCAAGGGTCAGGCAAATCTACCTGATGGATCTACGTCCCTTGAGTATTTAACCTCTAATATAACGTCTGCAGATAAAAATCCCTGAATTTCTTCAGATGGTGCAATTGGTGATATATCAGACATATAAATTGTATGAAATCTGATTGGACTTGAGGTGCCAATAAAATTATTGATGTCCCTAGCTGACTCATCTGATCTTCTAAATAAGTCAATAATAAAGTTTCTCATCTCTTGAATTTCCGCCACGTCCACCGCATATAATGTAAATTGCATTTTCTCAGTGCATACCAGCCAATTAGACTCATAAGTCATATTAGTTTTATCATAAACTATATGCTTTTTGGCATTCAAAAACTGATTCATTTCTGGGATCTGCTGTACTGGAAGAATAGGAATAATTGTCTCATTTACGTTATCTGAGTAGTAGTCTGTTTCATCAAAGATTCCCTCAGCCTTTAACTCATTCCATAAGAATTTTCTCATTTCATTTGCTGAATCTATTTTATAATTTGCACTCACATGTTTCTCCCATTCAATTGAACAGCCGCTTTAGCAGCACTTTTAACAGAAGCAGGATTATAGGAATAAGACTTTGCCTTAATAAATCCTGGCAACCTCATTGAATTTGATACAACAAAATTAAAGGATTCTTTAGCACCAGACATAGCAATTGAATTTTCAACCTGACTATTCATAAATCTCTTATAGGTATTGGCAAAAGAAAGCTTTACTTCTTTTCCGCCTGGGTTATTAATTTTAACTGCTCTTCCCGCAGAAAGTGTAATGAACTGCCCACCGATATTAAATGTTAATCCAGTGTTAGGATTTTTTGGTCTGATGGTTACCTGCTGTGCATTTTCCATGACAAAGGCTTTATTTTTAAAAACATACCTTTTTGGGTTTTTGCCTTTTGATGGCACTGAACTATTTGATATTTTAAAATCATAACTTAATGTAAAATTAAATCCAGATTGTTTTGACTTTGTTATTTCAAAAAGTCTTGCCTCAGAATTACCAACCTTACCCCATTCATAAACATGGTGTAAGGAAAGCGGTTTTGATCTGGCTTGCATGTCAACAAACTCTTCTAAATCAAATTTAATTCTTTTAAATATTTTATTTGAATACCCCTGAGAAATGCAATCTTCTGTTGTCATTGCTCCCATTACTTGTGCCTGATAATAGAGGCCAGCAGAAATTTTTTGAACTGTTCCACCATCATCTATAACGCCCTTTTGCTTAGAGCCAACCATGAGGCGTTCTAAGCCCTTGGAAGCTGTATCTAATGCAATAGTATTATTAATCAATTGTCTGGTTTTCCGATCTCTGACACATTAAGTTATATCCAAGAACAGATCCAAATGGGTCCATAATTGGAGTATTTCCAAAAACCTCAAATACTGTTGGTGTGTTTGTTGGGTAATTTAATTCAAACCAAAGTGTCTGATCTTTTTCACTTCTAATGTTTACTAGCTTTTCTCTATGAGAAATAAACTCTGCGGTTCTAACCTGAATTGATTCTACGTCTTTATAACGTGTTCCATATTGCTGTCTATCTGTTCCCCGCCCAGAAGAAGAGTTTGAGATATTTCCTTTTGCAAAGCATGGAATAGTTCTATCTAAAACCCAAAGCTTTTTAAGTGCACCAGTATCTGGATCTTGAGTGTCTTGCTGTACATATATGTCAACTTTCATTGACAGGATTGTTCCTACCAAATCTGTTAACATTAGATCACCAGCATTTGCTTGATAACATAATTTGCCAAAATGCTATCTACGAAGAAGTTTCCTGTTCCACTATAGACCTGTGGGTCAAATTCAAAGTTCCAGTCAAATGTCTGGATATTCTTTACATACTTATGCTTCCATTGAGTGTCTTTATTAAAGAAATCTTTCATCAATTCAACTGTTGCAATTCCCACTTCATCTGGAACATAGTCCCATCCAAATTTACCTTGGATTCTGTAGGCTACACCTTTTTGAAAAAAGCCCTGAAATCCCATATCATAAACAGTAGGAGAGACCATTCCGTTTGCAAGATATACCGTGTTGTCTCTTGCAATAGAAGAGCCTCTATCAATTTTAATTCCGTATCCAGTTGATCCTGGGACAATTGAATACCCAGTATTATTAATGTTGTTTGGATTGTCTAGTAGCAAAATATCATTAGCATAGAGCTCATGAATTTGATTTACCTTATACAGGGTAGATAAAGAATCATCTCCCGCACCATAAACAATTTGAACATCATCATAAAGATAGAATAAATCATTTGTATAATTTTCAATAAGCTTTCTTGCATACTTTTCTGCAAGCATCAATTCTTCGTAAGACTTATAGTCTGGATCTGATGGATCAACGCCAAAATTCAAAGCATCAATTGCTTCTGAAATATTTACGTATGGAGTAACAACATCAACAAATGTTGTTTGCTGTCCAGCCTCTCCATTTACAGTATAAGACCAAATTAGCTTTAACTTTCTATTTCTAGACGTAGTATTAAATGGAAGAACTAATTCATAGTTTCCATTGTCTGTTTCTAGATTAGTTGCTGTGTATGTCCCCAACAATGTTGTTGGAGAAAGTGCTGGTATAATTGCTGGATCTTCAGTTATATCATAAACAGCAACAGAAACATTATTGTCTGTATCTACTGGCTTTCCAGCCCAATAAATTTTTTGACGCAAAACTCCGTTGCTATTTATGTATAACTCAGCCATTTAATCTTCCTTTTTAGTTGTAAAAATCTTTTACTTCAGTAGCTGTAGCCATGCGGAATCCCTCTTCAATTCTGAAAAGCTCTTCTGCCTTTTCTGTTGGCATTGCTACAAATGGGTGTTCCTTTGTAAAGGTAAACCCAAGAATATCATATCTGAAGTTTGCTCTAGTCATTCGGACAAGAGTTGTATCTTCTGGTGTTGCCGCCTTTGGATCAAACTTTGGCAATACTTCGATTGCATCATCTGACTCAATTGAATCCTCTTCTAGATTCTTTAATGTCTTTTGGTAGATTTCCCAAGTTACGCCTTCTTCTGCGAAGGCTGCGATAATTTCTGCTTTGCTCTTTGAATTAGGCAGGTCAACTGCGAAGTCTTCTGCGATTTGTTTGAGTTCTGCAATTTTCATTGTTGAAAATGACATATGATCTCCTTTGTTCTGTTCAATTATAGCATTATGAGCTTAAAAGGTAAAGACCCTCAAAAATTAATTTGAGGGTCTTTACAATAGTATATTTCCTAAATTAGGAAGCTACCTTAACGTTCTTTACAACTACCCAAGCATCAGCTTGTTCAATTTGAACGCCAACACGAGTGTAGAGTGTGTACTCAACTGAGTCCTTGCGTGGCCAGAAGAAACGGTAAACAGTTACATCACGCTTGATTCCAATAACAACGTTATTTGGGAATGAAAGGTGGATGTCTCCGTGTGAACCTGTGTGTCCTGAATAATCTCCAGCTTGGATTTCATTAAGTAGTGGAACTTCAACAATTGGAATACCAAATGCGTATGGTGCTACATAACCTGCTGGTCCACCAAGTGGTGCAACTTCACCACGGATAACGCTTGATGCGATATCTTGTGGGTTTGCAAAGTTGGTTGAGATAGACTGGCTATATAGGAAGTCCTGGATAAGGTTAGATCCTGAAAGGAAGCGAAGGTCTGTACGACGTTGCTTGTACTTACGTGGAAGTGCCTTAAGTGCTGAGTTGAATACTGCACGTGAAACTGCTGCTCCACCTGCATCAACTACGTGTCCGTTAGCCTTAGCCTTCTTAACAACACCATCAAATGCCTTGTAAAGGTTATCTGATGAAAGTGATGTATCTCCATTAAGGACTACATCTTCGATGTCATTTCCAGCTTGTGTTGCCATAAGACGTGCAATGTGATCTTCTAGATCTGGACCTTCGATGTTGTCTTCTAGAGACTCTGTTGAGAGTTCCCAGTCAAGACGAAGCTTCTTAGTTGTCAAGTTGATCTTTGAGAATGTGACACCAGCGTTTGAACCTGTGTCTTCTGCTTCTGACGCAACCTTCATTAGCTTCTCGCCAACTCCGATGCGATCAATCTCAGTTGTGTCTGCCTTCATTCTTACTGTACGTGCGACCTTACCAATTACGGTAGCATCAAATACGTAGTCGAGGAATCGTGCTGACTGCTCTGGATTTAGGAGACCACCTGTTTGGGTAGCTCCGACGTGGATACCTGAACCTGAAAGGCTCTGGCCGTTCATGCTAGTAGTTGCTGTTGTATTAGCTGCTACTGCCTTTTCTAATAATTCGTTACTCATATTTTTTTCACCTGCCTTTTTTAGTTTAAAATATCGTTAACGGAACCGAGGAAAGCTCCTGACCATTTTGATTTCTTTACAAACTCTGTTGACCCGCCAAGGTCAGCAGACTTCTTTACTGCAGTATCTGTTTCAACTGCGTTGACTCGCTTTTGAACTGAGTCAATTCCTTCAGTGATTCCCTTTACAGTTTCGCTGAGTGTATTGTATTGTTCTGCCAATTCTGAAACTTTTGTCTCAACACCCTTGATAAAGGACTCTACAGTTGACTTAACTTCTGCAACCTGTGCTGCGTTTGTCTCTGCTGCCTTACTAAGTGTATCTGACAAGAAGCCCTTGAGATCTCCCATAGCCTTTGCAATTTCTGATTCCTCAGCTACTGCTTCTGCTGCTGGTGCATCTTCGGTATTGGCGGCATCTGCTTCTGCAGCTGGTGCTGCTTCTACAACGTCTGCTGCTGCTTCTTCTGCTGGTGCTGCTACTTCTTCAGTAACTGCTGCTTCTGCTGCAGGAGCTTCGACGGTTGTGTCTTCTACTGTTGCTTCTGACACTATTGTACCTCCCTTTACTTCGGTGTTGCTTTCTGGTTCTTGTGCAGAACTAGAAAATTTATTGATATATTTTTCGTAAACATATCTAACTGTATCCGCCTTATTAATATCATTGTTTTCCACCCAACCAATGATTTCCATGTTTGTTCCACAAACAGAACAGTTGCGAGTTGCTGACATTTCAGAAACTACAATGTTATCTGCTTGGCAGAAAAAAACATTTGCTGCTAAAGTCTCTGCAGCTAATCCTTTGTAAACAAGTGATCCGTTTACCTTTTCAATTGAAAGAACATTGCAAAGTTCATTTGCTGGTGAATCAACAAGTGATAGTTCAATTAAATCATAGTCTTTGATAAACCTTACTGTTTCACCATTTGACTTGTTAACTTCATTTTCAACATCATTAATTCTTCCGCCAATTGAAAAACCTGAAAGTGTTCCATCAAGAACTTTTTCCCAAGTATCTTGTGCACCCTTTGAAATGTATGCACTTACCCAAACTCCATCATAAAATGACTTTGAGATTGGATCAAAAAATGTTTCGGCTTTAAATGAAAGCATCTTGCCAACTGCAATTGATTGGTGCATTTCACGAATGTTTCCACGGAAATTATCAAATGCTTTTAGGCTTGCTTCAGCCGTGACAACATCTCCAGTCTGGTCTACATTGTTTAATGTAGCAAAGCCTGAGACCGTTCTATTCTCTTTATTGACCTTTGAAAATGGGACCGCAATTGATAGGCGGTTGCCATTGCTAGACCAATGTGCTTTTTCAATGTTCATATTGTATAAAGTTTATCAACCTGTGCTTAAAAAGGCAAATATCAATTGACTAAAAATTATGGAGTTTTTCTTCCATCGCCTTTAGCATTTCTGCCTTCCCCAGCATTATCTGTAGAATTGGCAGCTCTTTCGCCATCTCTTGCTCTTGTCTTTCCAGCTTGAGCAGTTTGCTCAGCTGCCTGGTCTGGTTTTAATTTAACCACTTCGTCTCCGCCTTCAAGAGGAATCATTCCCTTGCGGATGCGGACTTCGTTAGGCACAATAACCTGCATGCGAAGATATCTTTCGTCAATCTTAGACTGAGTATCTTCATCTGTAAGACTTAATTCATTGAATTTAATTACCAATGCATCTGTCTTCTCTTCAATAATTCTATTTAATTTCTTTTCAAGTCTGTCCTGTGCTGGACGGCAAACCTGCTCTTTAAATGTCTTATCAGCATCACGGGCTACGGCTAAATTAACTCCTTCTGGAGTTCCAATTTTATTAATTGGTACACGGTGAGCCAATAGGATTTCGTCTCTATTTGATTTACGATATTTGTCAAATGAGCCTTCCTGGACTCCAGCCTCAATTGGTTCCATCTTAAATTCAACCTTAGACTCTGGTGTGTCTGCTGGAAGAGGAATGTAAAGAGATCTATGGTTCTTGCCCTTTAGTCCTACCTGGAAAAATTCAAGAAGCTTTCTTTCTGACTCTGGTGAAAGCTTTGCTCCCTTTGCTGTAATGATGTATCTTGGGACCGCCTTATTTTCAAAGTAGTCTAGGTTATACTTAGCAGCAAATTCATTTCCAGCCAAAGAATTTTGGGCAGCAATAATATCTGGGACCCCATAATACTGATTTACTGGTGTGTACTTTTTAATATGAATAATTTCATTTGGTCTATCGCTTCCACCCATTACTGGATTAGGAGTTTCTTGATCACCAAAGTTTCTAAAGAAAACAATCTTGCCATATAGAAGCTGGATAAAACCGTCTCTAAGGCGGCGTACACGCATTGTCTTTGACGGGATATGTCCTATGTATCCAATGTCTCCACGGACCGTTCTACCGACTTCGAGGTACCCATTACCAGTAGCCTCATAGTCGGTCCATACTTTAATAAGAGTTTCTGTAAAAGTGTCTTCATCATTACACTGATCCAACCAATCATCTAAATCTTGTTTTAATTTTGTAAGCTTTCTACGTGCACGATCTAATTGCTTTTCATCTGTAATTCCATCAAGGGCATCTTTTGTTTTTCTTGTTTCCATAAATGTGTGTCCAAGGCCAACAATATTTGATGTCTTTGCATTACAAGCAGAATAATTATATGTTGAAATTTCATAAAGTCTAGATAGATACTCCATGTTGTATGTTGGTTCAATTACATCTAATAAAGCATATCCAGTAATAGCCTGTGCAAGAAGGCTCTGCTGTGTTTGTGCCCCATCTTGACCAGTAAATGCTTTTGACAATTCTCTTCCAAGTTTGCGTCTGAATGCTGGAGACATTCCAGAGAACTTCTTTAGTTCTTCTGCATCAACGGAAAATGGATCTGTTGTTGTTACCTCTTGAGCTTTACTAAATCTGACCATATCTGCATATGTGCTGACACGAACATCATTGTCAATAACATCGCTATCTTCTTCATAAACAACTTTTGTCATATAATCAAGCCCTTTGCCTTATCTTCTTTATAGACACCCATATCATACTTATCTGGTACAAGTCCCCATTTTAATCTTGCCTGCTGTTCTTCAAATTCTTCATCAGTTACTTTTCTACGACCTGAAAGGAATAGTGGTTGACCTTGATCAATTCCATATCCACGAACTGCTCTTGCAAGCATATCCATCTTTACCTTGTCGCCCTTAAAAGCTTGGATAGTCATAAAGTTACCATCATCATCGCCAACCCATCGGCCATCTGGCATTTCCCAGACATACAAGCCCAAGGTGGTCTCTTCGATAAATTGAGAATTGGTTCTTTTAATATCCATTGTTTTATTTTACCATTTCTAAGCACATAAGGCCATATTTTGTCACCAAGAGTGACAGAATTAGTTGCTAGATACAACTATCCATTCATTATTATAGTACTTAACTGTTGATTCTGTCAAGGAGAATGACGAATCTTCTGCCATATATGAAGGTCTTCCTACATACAGGTTATAATGCTCTAATACCTTAGATCCAACAAGCTCTTCTAAATACAGGCCTAAATTATGATAGTTACAGGAAGGGCCATAATTAGAGGAAGACAGGTAGTTAAATTGGAATGTGTTTTTAATTACATCTGTAAATGTAAGTACTATGTGGTGAGGCTCTCCTACGGACAACTGATTCTTAAAGTTTGAAGATGTAACATCTTGCCCATTTAAATAAACTTTAGATATATTGGTTTTAAGGGTTCCAGTCCCGTTCCATCCAAATTTAGTCTCTGGATAAATTCCTGACTCTGCAGAATAAAATACAATATTGTTATCTGTAGTAGATGGAGTAAACATAAATTCAATTGATTTAATTTCTTGATCAATTGCTACATCAAACCCGCCAGTGCCAATTGTTTTTACACCAACATTTGGATGTCTTAATAATACTGGATAATTAAATAAAGAAATATCATATTCTTTATTGGAATCTGCGGAGCATCCATAATTTTGGGCATATAACTTTTTGTCTGAATAAAAATAAAAGTTAAGCATTGAAAGTCTTGGCAAGTCTACGGATGTGTCTGAACTTGACATAGACACCTTAATGTAAAGCTGAGATGAAACATTTAAAAGCTCTTTGCTAAATTGTGGAATATATGACCCATTGGTGCATTCTTCATAAGTAGTTCCGTCAATACTTGTAAAAACAGAAACTCCATTATCCCCTCGCCATTCAACTTTAGATGAAAATATATCAATTGAATTTGGAATATTAATAATGTCATATCCATTAAATGTGGCTGCTTGAGATTCTACTGTTTGTGGAAAAGAAATAAATGCGTTTGCAGAATCATAATAAACTGAATCATTTATAATGGCTTTCCATTTCTTTTCAGTATCATATTCATATTTAAATATTGGTGTAAGAGTTTGTCCAGTTAATGGCACAAGCAGTCCGTTATCTGGAGAAACAACTTGAATTGGATTTATATGTCTGAGTCCAGAAATGTGATGTGCTTTAATTTTATTTTTATTTAAGCCATATCTATATATGGCTGGAGCATCTATCAAAAATGTATCTGATCCACTTGTTGGTCCAGATTTAAATAAAACAGATGCATTTGTAAACCTAAATGATGTAAGAGGTTTTGATTTAACCAGGTTACCGTCAACATAAAGCTCTATAGAATTAACTGAGTATTTGGCAACGATATGCATTGCTTTTTTTGAAAAAGAAAGCTTATAAAAAATCTCTTCTGATTGAACTTTAAATATAATTGAACCTTGCTTATAGAACAGTCCTATTGAATTTGCTTCATCTGCAAGCAAAGTTACTAGATTTGAAGAAGCTATATTTGGCTTAAACCAAATTTCTAATGAAAAATCATTGTCTGAATATTGCTTTAAAGCAAGTCCTCCAGAACTTGTGTTACCAGCATAATCATTTGCTATTGAATACTGAATGTATGAGTCTGATGTAATTTTTGTAGCATTAGATCCGCCATAAATTAAAGGCATAATTTTATTTGAAAATGTTCCATTATAAGATCCATGATTTCCGCAACCAGAAATATCATTTGCTGATGTAAATGCAGACTCATCCAATGGCAAAAATGCTATTGGATTATCTTTTATTACATCAAGGTAGTAAGACATATAACTCCATTATATCGTAATATCTAACGCCGATCCAGATGCTGATAGACCATAATCTTCATTGTACCCATAGGCAACCAACTTGTAGTTACCAGCTGAAACTCCAGTAATATTGAATGCTCCAGATATATTAGATTGAGTTAGATCCAAACCATAGTCCTGGTATGTTGTTCCACTAACTACACCGCCAGCAATATTTTCTAATTGCATTCTAAGTCTTGCACTATTTGCTCCACGAGTTGCTGTAAAATTAATATTTGTTCCAGATTTTGCTGCAGTATTTAAAACTGGAGTAATAGGTTGAGCTGAAAATAAAGTTGATAAGACTGCACTTGTTATTGAGTCAGCAGTATATTCATTATTATTGTTTCCAAATATCTGGATGTAGTAATTATTTGCTGCTGCAAGACCAGTAAATGATGTAGATTGAGTTGTAACAATTTTAGTAGCAACATATGACTGTGTTCCTGGCTTATAAATACCAACAAAGTAGAATGGAGAATCTCCACCAGACCAAGTAACTGAAATAGAATTTGCTGTTCTTGCGGCGGTAGCAGCATACTGAATATCTGTTGGCTTACTTAATGCTTTTATTGGTCCCAAAAAGTTTGAAGAGGTTATATAGCTAGATGTTCCAGCAGCATTTGTTGCGGCAAGCTTAACTCCAATCGATCTTGAAACAGCTGTAGAATTTGCAATATATGTTGCTGATGTAGCACTTAAAAAATTATTTCCATTTGAGTCAACCCATTGATAGTTGTAGGATGTTGGGCTATCTGTCCATGTACCTGGAACCACATTAAATCTAGCACCGACATATAGGTTGTCTCCAGTTACTGTTGGCAAAACAGAATTTGTTGGAATTGCTAATGAACCAGTATAGTTGGAATAGGTTATAGTAATTAACTGATTAACAAGGGATGCTGTTCCTGCTGCAGGAGATTGAGCATAAACCTGACCATAGGTTTTATTAATTTCTGAAGTTGTAATTTGCTGAATATTAGAATAACCAGCCTGTTGAATTCTTGTAATAGCTTCTGAATAAGAAAGACCAATTACATTTGGAACTGTTCCATATGATGGTGCTGCAAGGTAGACTGTGTAGTCTAATCTTATAGTTCCGCCTCCAGACAAAGCCTCTCCAGCAACTGGAGACTGTGCATTAACTAGACCGCCAGAAAAATCTAAATAGTATTGGTTATTTGAAGCGTTAGCTGTTCCTTCTCCGTAAACATAACCAGAAGATGTAATAACTGTTTTTGCTGTATTAAGTGCTAGTCCAACTAAATCTGGAACTACTTGTGTTGTAATTAAAGATTGTGTTGCTGCGGCTGCACCTGATCCAGCAGAGTTTACTGCACGTAAAGAAACCTGATATGTCTGTCCTGGATTAAGACCAGATACTGTAATTGGTCCAGTATTTGTAAAATCATTTGTCCATGTAACTCCATTATCAAGAGTGTGCTGGTATCTAATAATTTCAGATCCACCGTTATTAGATGGTGGCGTTAGATTAATTCTAAAAGATGTATTTGTAACGAATGAAGTTGTAAACGTAGGGGCACCTGGAACTGTAACTGTTCCCCCACCAGAACCAGATGTTGGTGATTTGGTAACTCCAGAAGAAGATGCGGAATTTCCAACTGAGTTTACTGCTCTAATATAAAATGTATAAGCAATATTATTTGTTAATCCAGAAACAGTAAAAGTATTATTTACTGGTAGATTTACTGAAATCCAAGTTGCACCGTTTGTAATAGAATATTCATATCGTGTTATAGGAGATCCCCCATTAGCTGGTGTAACGAATGTGAGGGTTACTGAAGAATCTGAAGAAGTTGCATTTGACCAAAATGGTGCATTTGGAACTGTGGTTGTTGTAATTGGAACGGATGTGTATAAAAGAACGTCTAGCTGAATAGAACTACCAAACTGAACAAGTTGACCAGAAGATGATGAAGGTGCTGGAGACTGAGTGATAACATATCCACCAGAAGCATTATACTGTTGAAAAGCTATATTGTTAGTATAGTTGTATGTTGGTGCTGGAGTAAATCCAGAATTTCTTAAAATAAGAGAAGCTGTGTCATAATCAATATTTTTAACAGAAGGAAGATATCCTTGAAGAGATCCTGTTGATGTAGCTACAGACAAAGATCTTGTAATATATGAATGTCCACTTTTTGAATTAAAGTTAACTCTTCCATATTTATCGTAGTAATTAACATTCCAATTAAATATATTTTTAGATTTTATATTTAAGGTATTAAGAACATTTCCATATTGTTTGATAGCCATATGGCATCCCTATCCTTATTCAACTACTGGTGGGTTAAAGATTTCCACTCCAGATAGGATAAAGTTTAATCCATTCGCTACGTTAGCAGAAGCATAAATTGTTTCACCTGGATAAGTAACTTGATTTAAATCAATTGTAAGAACTGTATTAGCATCAACCTGGACATCACCAAAAATCTTATATTTATCACGAAGAACTTCACCTGATGGGACAAGGTAAAGCGAGAAGGTTAGAAGTCCATTAAAAATATTAGCAACAAGCAACTGCTTCAAAATAGAAACTTGATCAAATGTATACACGTTGATTGGTGTTGTTGTTAATGTTGTTGGGTCACCAAAACGTGCTGGTACATAAGTTGTTGCTGTTGTTACAGTCACTGTTTCTCCTAGCTACCGTATGCAATTGACCATTTTGACATTAGGTCACGCTCAACACCTGAGATTTCAGATGCAGTCAAAACTCTGTTATAAATTAAAAGTTCACCTAGTGCAAAGTTTCCATATGCTGAAAGATACTTTCCAAGTGATTGTCCAGTCATTCCAGAAATAGTTCCAGCTGCTGCACCAAGTGCTTCATCTGCTGCATTTCTGCGAGTTCTTCTTTCAAATGTAGAAGAATCAAATGTTACTAAATAAAGTTCTGGAACACCTGCGTTAACTACGTTAACAATAGCGTTCATGTCGTCGTTTCCAAGACCAAACTTATATGTATTAGCAGATACGTACCCAAGAATAAGGTTGTTTCTTGTTCCTGTTCCTTGTCCGCCAATTACAAACTGATTTGAAGTTCCTGCTGTCTTTGTAGCAACATATGCAATTGTAAATGATCCACCTGAAATATAGCCAAGTGTCTGATCTGAAAACGGCATATTAAATGCTGCACCATCAAAATAGACTGCACCTAGACCATTAATACCTGTTGGAAGATATGTTGGTTGCTGTGCTGATGTTGGCTGTGCAAAGTTTCTTGCATTAATAGTCTTATCTTTCCAAAGCGAGACTTTGTTTGAACCATCTTTTGTAATTGTTCCTGGAAGTGCTCCATCTACCCAAAGCTGTAAACCTTTTTGAGTAAAACGGTTTCTTCTAAAAATTGAACGCTGGTTACCTAACATTATTCTGTCTTATCCTCCATTGGCTTGGTTGGCCAATCAATCTTCGAGAAAGTTTCTGCCTTATCTTTAATAGTCTGCAAGGCTTTAATGTAATCTTTAGCAGCCTTGTCTTTTCTGCCCTCCATTGAAAGAAGTTCAAAGTCTACGTGTGCTTCCACATTAGCTTTAATCTCTTCCTTAGAAAGCTTTTCTTTTTTTACTGAATAAACTTTTTTATCTTTAATGTATGGCTCTGTAAATACAATCTTTTCTGTATCTGAATCGTAATCAATTTTTGTGATTGCTTCTACAAGATTATTCTTCTTCAAGAAATCTTTATCAATTCCAGCCTCACCAATAGATACATTGAGAATTTGCTCTACTGTGCCGTATGCGACAATGTTATTGTCTTCTATTACGGCGTACATACTAGACCGTCTCTTTTACGTAGTATGTAATTAAACAGGTTCCTGAGCCACCAACGCCAGATGTTGCTCCATCTGAAGCACCTCCGCCACCGCCGCCTGTGCCATTAACACCAGCAGAACCATTTCTACCATAAGGGCTGTATGAAACACGAGATCCACCAGAACCTCCACCATTTGCACCAGCACCTACGCCGTAGTCTCCACCACCGCCACCGCCTCCAC